CACCACCAGCAGTGATACCTGCACCTGGAATGCCAAGACCTGGAATGCCTGCACCACCAGCAGTAACACCTGCACCACCAGCAGTGACACCTGCACCACCAGCAGTGACACCTGCACCACCAGCAGTGACACCTGCACCACCAGCAGTGATGCCTGCACCTGGAATGCCAAGACCTGGAATGCCTGCACCACCAGCAGTGACACCTGATGACTACACTGAGTTCGACTGGAATTCTTCATCGACACTGGCAAGAACACCACCAGTAATGCATCGCTTGCGTGAAATTTTTGGTCTTTCTGAGGCAGCACCAGCAGTAATACCTGCACCTGGAATGCCAAGACCTGGAATGCCTGCACCACCAGCAGTGACACCTGCACCACCAGCAGTGATACCTGCACCTGGAATGCCAAGACCTGGAATGCCTGCACCACCAGCAGTAACACCTGCACCACCAGCAGTAACACCTGCACCACCAGCAGTAACACCTGCACCACCAGCAGTAACACCTGCACCACCAGCAGTGACACCTGCACCACCAGCAGTAATACCTGCACCTGGAATGCCAAGACCTGGAATGCCCACAGTACCAGCAATACCAGTACCAGCAATACCAGTACCAGCAATGCCAGTACCAGCAATACCAGTGCCAGCAATGCCAGTACCAGCAATACCAGTGCCAGCAATACCAGTACCAGCTACTGGCATTCCACCACCGACGCCACCACCAGCAGTAACACCTGGGTTGCCAACTACATTAAATGACACAGAAGACAAAATAAGATTCCAAAGGCTTGTAAATGACACAAGTTCTATGAGTCAAAATGCAGAACGAACAGCAAATAATACAGAAAAGACTCTAGACAGAATAGAGAGACAAATTGCAATTTTAACTTCTATTTTCAAAGCTCTTTCTAGACCGGCAGGAGGCAGAGGATTTTCTACAGGAACCAATATAAATCAAGATGGACCGCTAGATACATTATATCAAAATCAATTTAGCAATATAACTGAAATAAATATGACAAACGAGGATAGAATTTAATGGCGAGAGCAACTACAAATACAGGTCAATTACAAGAATTAGTTAAGTGCAGAATCATTACGCCTTTTCTTGATACAGATGGTAATCCAGCTGTTATAAGATTGAAAGTATTACCTGAGATAAGTGATTCTAAAGCGGCTAATTATTACAATGAAACAATTCCAGGAAGGACTGCACCTGTTCCCACATATAGTCATTCTGAAGTAAGAACAATTAATAGTGAATTAAAATTCATTACAACATGCTGTAATGACATATATGATAATATCAGTTATTTAAGGATGATACAAAGTTTAGTATATCCTGGAGATGCTACAGCAGGTGCCCCTTTTACTCCTCCTCCTGTTTGTAAATTTATATGTGGTCAGTTATTAGGAGCTACTGGTGTATGTGTTGTACTTAAATCTTACAGCAACAAATTTCCAACGAATACAGCTTGGGACACAACAACCTATCTTCCTTATGAATTTAGCGTATCTTGTTCTTGGGAAGTAGTTTATGCTTGTAGAGATTTGCCGACTAATGATATGATATATAAGATAAACGGAACATGGCCTGCACCTATTGACGCATGGAATTGTCCGCCAGCACAAACTGACATTGCATAGGAGAAAACATGGCACATTGGTCACAGGAATTAAGTTTTAGAGGAGATCGTTATGTGCCGCCTAGCAGCAGATACATACGATCCGGCACTAGATTTTATACAGAAGATAAGTTGATAACATTTGAAACTTATAAAAGAAGAGTCCACAGAGTAAATCAAGAAGACAAATGGATGGAAATAATTAAACCTTTTGAATATAGGCCAGATTTAGCGGCGAAAGAAATTTTTGGGACGCCTGATTTTTGGTGGGCATTAATGGAGCATAATGGCATGAAAGACATAATGGAATTTAAAGCAGGAAAGAATATCAAAATACCTTCAGATTTTCTATCATAGGAGTTAAATGGCAACAGTTTCAGTAGATGATGCTCAATGTAACATTAGTTATTGCACAAAAGATTCAGGGTTTATTCTACCAGGAGTATGCCCAGAATACTTTAGCGTTCCATCATGTGTTAGCATAGGCAATTCCATAATTAGTTCAACTGCCGTTAGCTGCCTAGAAGTCCCAGAAAGTGTTCCAATTAAACAACTTCTAAAAGGTTCCATGCAAACGCCTTGGGTAAGATTAAGATTTGAAAGTGAAATAAATCCACCTCGAGCTAATGTAGTGCCAAGCCCTATTGATTGTGGTGATGGAGACATGTCTTGCAATTGGGACTATACAGAAATTACGACAGGAAATATATCACAACCAGGATGTGTACCTTTAGGTTTAGCGCCTGCTTGTACAGATAAATGTCGAGCAGTTATAAAGTCTTTTCAATATGGTTGGGGGGGTCAAGGATCAGGTAATGTATGCAAAATTGTTATTCATGATGAGTCTGGAAGTTCTTTTGATGCTTGGTATGAAAGAATAACACGTAATCCTGTAGGGGCTGCTCTTGATAACCCAGGCGAAGGTACTGGCGTTTATAAAATGAAAGTAACATTTGGTTGGTTATCTATTGGTGCAGGAGAGGATGGCTGTCCTGCTATAGCTGGGGATGATTCATCAACAAATTATATTACAAGCCCTCCTTTATGGTTTCTGCCTACAAATTTAACCATGACCATGAATCAAGGTAAATTCATTTATGAACTTGAAGGTGTTGATTTATTGATGAATTCATGGTGTAATCCAATGAAAATGTCTTATGGCAAAAATACTTTAAAAACACATTTTGTGGATGCTGTAGCTAGATTGGGAATGGATGCAACACCACCTTTCAATGTAAGGTTCTTGCAGATGGATGAAAGCGGAGCTAGCGATGAAACATATGAATTGCAATTTTATACACCGCCTAATATCGGCTTTATCGAAAATCTAGGATGGCATGTGCATTTAGTAGATATGATTCCTAATCCTGTAGTGAGTTTCCCAGCTAGTCAGACATTATGGCCTATATCATATTTTAAACCTGTAGATGATACACCAATCACTGCCTTAACTGATGTACAATATTTAACCGATCTTGTGGCAAGAGGGCCTTTGAATGTCTATTCTACCAATGGTTTAGACCCAATTTCAGCTATTAATAAATGGTTGTCATTAGGTGTTTTAGCTAAGACTACACAAAGGGCTTCTAATGGCAGTTTGCGTCCAGGTAAAGGCATTGCTCTTAATTATGATTCAAATTATAATATACCTAGTAACCAACGTGTGCAGGATTATAATCTTAGTAATAGAAAATTTAGTTTACCAGCAAAAGGTGCTTTATGTTTATGGGCTGATCCTATCCCAAGAGGGGCTACAGCAAACCAATCATTTGATGGAAGACTAAAAGCAGTATATCTGGTCAATGCTGGAAAATGTGTGTATTATAATTCAGAAATTTTAACAGAAGATGGTTGGAAAATAATTTCCAATATATATCGCCATAAGTATGCAAAAAGAGTTGCTTGTGTAGATCGCAATGGTAATATAGAATGGAAAAGAATTATTAATTGGCATAGAAATTTATTAGAAGATCGAAAACTAATAAAAGTTCATTTAACACATAGTAGATATGATGATTGCGGAGGGATTCTTACAGATGATCATCCAATTCTAACACAAAGAGGTTTTATCGAAATAAAAGACCTTAAAATTAATTGTGATAAAATTCATTCTGGGAGTTTTTGCCCATCTGAAGAAATACATCAAGCAGTAATAGGGACAATGTTAGGAGATAGCAACATACGAATAGATAATAATTCCTATAATTGCGGGCATAGCGCCAAACAATCAGAATATATAAAACATAAAGCTGAAATATTGGGCATTGACAAAGTGCGAGAAGGAATATCCAGAAAAAAAGATAAATGCGGCAATGTAATTAAAGAATATCCAAAGTTAAAAATAGCAAAAGCTGCCTCCCCTTATTGGAGGAAAATGGCGAAATTATTTTATAAGAATAAAGAAAAAATCATAGATAAAAAAACATTAGATGAATTTACAATTATATCTTTAGCTTATTTATATATGGACGATGGCAGTCGAGGCAAAAATAGGTCAGAAATTGCAACATGTAACTTTACAAAATTTGAAGTAGACTTATTAATTGAAAAAATTAAAAAATTAGGTTTTGACTGCTACAGAAGACCTAAAAGTAAATATCCAAGAATATTTTTCAGTTCTACAGAAAGCTATAGATTATCCCAAACAATAGCAAAATATGTTCTTCCTTGTTTCAATTATAAACTACACCCAGATCACAGAGAAATAGAAAAAACTATTTTGAAATTTGAGGAAAAACCATTTTTTGATACCTTCAGTTTAATTAATTGTGATAACTTTGAAAGACAATGTAAATATGTCTATTGTATTGATGTAGAAGAACACCATAATTTTATTACCCATTCCGGCGTAGTACACAATTGTTCGCCAGTATTGGGTTTTACTCCTAACATAAAGTATTTTTTTTCTGCTATACGTTCTGGCGGCGGTATGACTACTGTTAATGGTGCAATAAGCCCCGTAGCACCAGAAGCTACGGTTAATATTTTTGGGTCCACAGGTCTTTTTGCATTTCCAGCACCAAACACCGGCATGAATGATATTATTGGAAGGAACTCTATACAAGAACATACAAGATCGCTACAAGAACATTATGCAACAAACACGCTACATAATCCAATTGAAGCAGAACTAAGAGTACAGGGTGATCCTAGTGACTGGCTTTGTTCACCAATTAAAGGGTATGGAAGGGCAATAGGTTTAGTGGTTATAAACCCTTATTTCTTGTTAGGAGACGAAGACCCAGATAATTGTCCAACTTGGAGCAATATAGCTCAAGGTTCTTACAGAACAGATCAAATTACACAAAGTTCTTGTAATGACTTATTAACTAATAGAAATTGGTTTATAAAAGGCGTAGATCACTCTATTAAAGAAGGATCATATGTAACTACTTATAAATTAATATTATTAACAACTGGAGATGTGGCTGGTGCTGATTTTAGAGCTTCGCCAGCTACTACCCAAATTAACTTGGGACTTGATCCTGGAAGAAACGATACTTTTTTCTGCCAACAAGGGACAACAGAAAGTGCTGGCAGAAATATGTTAGGTTCAGAAGATTTAATTGCTGGTTCAGGCGCTTTTTGCGATACATGCACCAGTGACTTTGATTGTTTTGGATGTGAGCAAACTTGGTGTGGGACAGATATAGCAGTGGCTTAAAATGATACAAGATATTGAACAAATTTATAAAATATTGCAAGATCACGAAAAAAAACTAAAAGGTTTAAGTTTCGACAAAATCATGCGTCGTGTTTTTAAACATAAGACACGTTGGGATAAGCAAAATTTAATGTCTTTTACTGGAATTCATTTAGCATTAGTTGTTGATAGTCGTGATCCTTGGAAGCAAAACAGAATAAGATATTTCAGCCCTACCTTGAATACATTAGCTTCACCTGGCACTCCGACTAGAGGCGTGGAACTTGAGTCTTTAGATTGGGCACATCCTATAAGTTCAATGGGTGGTTTTGATGATTGTGGTTTATCATGGGTTCCTCCTCCTGGAAGCACAGTTGCTATCATTTTCCAACATGGCAGTACAAACATGGCCTTTTATTTAGGAACGACATGGCAAAGATATAAAGGACCAGAAGGGCAAGAAAATTGGGGTTATTCAATACCAGAGTACGAAAAGATATTTAGAGGGCATAGAAAAGGTTATATGGTTGGAATGAATGATGAATCTCAATCATTGCCATCAAATAATACCAGCAATTATCAAGGATTTGATTTTGATGATTCTCAAAACATAGACTTAATACCGGATGCATCTACAAAAACAACTTGGCCACATGAATACAGAATAGGAACGCCAGAAAAACATAGGTTTACAATGGATGATGGCGATCCTAGATGTAACCGAAGAAACAAAAGGTTAGAAATAATAAGCAGTATGGGTGCTTATTTTATAATGAAAGATGATCCCTATCACAATTGCGGCAATTGGACTAACCCAAAATGCAGTGATACCTATATCAGCATGATTCCTGATGTTTGTGTAATTGGCATGCCATCTGTTATATCAATAAGCGCTATACCATCAGCTATAAATCTATATTTTCCATATACTTGCGATCAAGGGCCAGATGATTGTCCAACTGATTATGCTGGCACTACTATGGAAACTATGTATTTGGGGACTGAGCATTTATGTCCATCAGCAACTCCATTCCCTGAATCTACTTCTGTTCCTGGCGATTGTATGGGAATTTTAAAAGGGGCAAGTGATTTTTGTTTTTCTTTCAATAATGCTGGTAACAACAGATATCACAAACACAGACAAGAATGTTTTCCTTTCTTTGGTAATAAATGTGGCTTACCTCAGTCTGGCGTACAAATAATTGCTAGATCAGGGTCTACTATTGCATTTGATGATTCAGTAGAGGAACCAAGAGGAAGACCAGAGTGGGAAAGAACTTTAGAACCTTTTGATATGGATGGTTGTACTGGTGTTTTTAAAGGTAGAACATGGTGGAGGTCAGCTACAGGACATTACATGGAGCTTAATGATGAAGAAGTCAATCCAAAGATAAGAGGGCCTAGGAATGGCATTAATATTGGCACAGCTTCTGGAAATAAAATATGTTTAAATGATTACACTAAGGAAGGATGTGTTGCAGGGGAGACAAGAGGCGTTTTTATAGGCAGTACATCTGATCATTCTATTGAGTTATGTGATAATACTAATCAGCAATGTAGTCCAGAAAGAGAAGGATGTGGCAAAACAGGACCGTGGGCGAAAAGTGCATTTGTCAGAATAAGAAGTGGATATGGTTTACAGCTTATGTTTAGTGATGCTCAGAGTCAAACAAGAACTGATCAGCAATATATTGAGTTATTAGCTCCACAAAAAGATAATTTGCAACGTGGTCCACATATGTTTAGAATGCAAGAAAAAGCTACAGGTCCAGGGCAAGTATTCTTGCGTTCTGGTGGTGATTATGTCATTTATACTTATGACACTATGATGGAAATAGTTGGAAATGAGAAAGATAATCCAGCTAACAAACTAGAACTTATTAGTAATATGAAGATTGTTAGTGTCAAAGACGTATATTATAATAAGGCTAAGACGCACTGTTTTTATGCAGCCGATCAAATATTGTTGGGTGCTGGGAAAGATTGTGCGGAAAGTGATGATCCTGATGCAGAGGGCACATGCCTTTACCCTGTTGTTGTGGCATATAGACCAATACCTGAGTTTATTTCTCAAATGACTGGATTAAAGGCAAGCGAACATGTATTTGCATCAGCAGTTAGGGAATCTGATGACATTTGTGAAGGAGTTGCAAGCGAATGACAGAAGTTAAAGGAATTATTTATCCTATAAGGAAATCTGTTAATGGTTTTTTTAGTAGTGGAGACTATTTATCTTTAATTAAGTCTAGTCTTATGACCATTATTATGACTAGACCGGGTGAAAGGGTAATGGAATCTGATTTTGGATGTCCTTTGCATACATTAAGCCCTAATTTAGACCCAGACATATTGCAGGAACGTGCTAGAATGATGATTGCACAGTCTATAAAGAGATGGGAAAAGAGGGTTCAGGTATTAGATATCAAATGTATTTTAGTTCCTGTAATTGAAGGTTATGACCTAAATATAACTGTAAACTTTGTTGATCCACAGAATATGCAAAATATTCATAATTTAATAATACAAATAGCATTAGGGGAATAGATGGCAGAAACATGTCCTTTTGATATAACGCCTTTAGAGGTATCCAAAATTGAGAGGAATCCTACTCTAAAGAGTCTTACGTACACTAATCAAGATTATGGGACTTTAAAGAATAAGCAATTGCAATTAATTCAGCAAAAGTATTTTAATGAATTTAATGATTTCACTGAATCTTCTATTGCAATAATGTTGATAGAGTTATTTGCTTTTGTTGGAGATCAACTTTCTTTCAAAATTGATCAAATAGCTAATGAATTAAATACTGATACTGTTACAGAAATGACTAATATGCTCAAGTTAGCCAAATTTGTGGGATTTATACCAACTCCACCTATGGCAGCTAGAAGCATGTTTACGATTTCTATCAATAATCCATTAACAGTTGATATCCCTATTACAACTCCTTTAAAGATAAGTTATTTAACAGCAAATAATCGTGAAAGAACATTTGAATTATTTCCATCAACAAATAATACGCCTATTTATGGTGAACCTATTACAATAACTGCTGGTTCCATAGCTACAAATTACGTTATAGGTATTGAAGGGGAGACTTTTCATAAAACAGGTGTAGGAACTGGAGAACCTTGGCAACAAATTGTATTGTCTGGTCAATCTGTTTTGGCTAAATCAGTGAAGGTTGTGGTAGATGGATCACCTTGGGAAGAAACCAATTATTTTTCAGATTCCCATCCAAGGCCAGAATTCAAAATAGAATATACATCCTCATACGGTGCTACCTTAATATTTGGTAATAATCATACTGGATTAATCCCGCCAAAAGGATCATCTATAGCAATTACTTATAGAATTGGCGGTGGTGCATGTGGGAATGTTATAACAGGTTCAATTGATAAATCTATACCTTTAAATGCTCCTGGTATGGGACATGCTATTACTGCCAATATAAGAAATTACACTAGAGGAGAAGGCGGGTATGATGGGGATACGATTGAGGATATAAGACTTAAATTACCTTTATATCTTAAAAGTCAAAATAGGTGTGTTAGTGCAAGTGACTATCAATCTTTTTGCGATACATTTTCTTCTCCAACTTCTGGATTAGTCGGAAAATCTGTTGCTGTATTGAGAAATTATGGTTGTGCAGGAAACATTATAGATATTTATTTGTTAGCTAGAAATGGCAATTTGGGATTGATGCAACCAGGAGATGCATTGAAAACTGAATTGGCCAGAGAACTTAAAGTTAGGAAGATGTTTTCAGATTATGTTTGTTTAAGGGATGGAGAAGTCATTGAAGTAGATATAAATATTGAACTTACTTTGGATAAAATAAACAATCGTATGGAAAATGAAATAAGAGGAAGAATAAATTTAAGGCTAGCTCATTTATTTGGATTACAAAATTGTGCGTTTGGCAACACTTTGAAAGACTCTGATATAGTTAAATCTTTAGCAGATATTAGAGAATTAGAACAGATAGATGTTAGTTTTACTACTGTCAAAGGCGTGGAAATGGGATATGGCACAACTAGCATAGTAACTTGTAAGTTTAATGAAATAGTGCGTCCAGACAATGTTAGTATAAATTTTACATATAAGTAATATGGCTCAAACGAAATATAGTGATTCACCTTCTGTTTGTGATAGTATCATATTTGATTTGGAAACCACTTCTAATGATTTATTGGAAGATGCCAAAATTGATGCTGTGGTTATTTCTTTCATTAGACAAACCCCAGGCAAATTCAATTCTTATATTTTTAATATGTTTTTTTATGATCCATTATTAGAAAAACAATACAAAGATAAGCAAACTGAGCCTAAGACGGAAGAAAACATAAAAGAACTGAAGTTTTTAAAACAAAAATTAGATTTAACGGCTAAATCTAACCAATTTTGTTTTAATGACATTGAAATAGTTTACAATGTACCCTTAGAGTTATTGAAAAAGATATCAGAAGGGCGATTTAGTTTTGAATGGAATCCAAGTAACATTATTGAAGGTAATTATTTAGTTTTTTGGAAATGGACAACTAAGGATGGCAAAAAATTAAGCAAACAAGAAATATTTCAATTATCAGAACACAAAGAGCAAAAAACATCAAATCCAATCAGATATTCTTCAGTTGACAAATATCTTAAATTGATGGACTTTTATACTCCTAAAATGTATAAGAGGAAAATTCATCCAGAAGACATAACCCCTTTTGTCGTAAAACAATTAACTTCATGTGTGGCAGAAGGTTTTTCTTTACTGGAAGATTCAGCTAATCAGTTGTTTGACATATTAGATGCTTCACTAGTTAAAGAAAACATCTTGCCTTTATTAGCAAATAATTTCAGTCTAAAACTTTATTCTTCGGACCCCAATAAATGGAGAAGGCAGATAAGTCGAGCGATTCCATTAGCCAAATCTAAAGGAACATTGCCGTGTTTAGTAGAAGCCTTAGATCAAGCTGGAATAAAGTTGCTTAAATTAACTAAGTTGTGGCAAATAGTTTCGGAATATAAATGGACTGAAGCTTTTTATGTCAAAACGGATTTAACTAATGTTTTGGGTAATTTAAGTTATATTCCAATCAACAACAATATAGAAGTGAAATTACGTTCTGGTAAAGATTATATAAAATTACCTTCAGAATGCATTCGTTTAGTAGAACCTTTGGATAAATCTAAAGGGCCTATTGTTGTTTGGCAAGGCGAGACAGTCAATAATGATTTAAAGATTTTTGAAAAAGATTTAATAGTAATTACTTATAATATCAAACAAATACCAAAAGAAAGAAAAGCAGCAGAAGATTATTTGCAGTCTCTCCCATTGGCTGATACTAGAGAGAATAATAATTTATATCCTTTAAAAAACTGGAATGTAAAAGTTATCGAAGAAGATGACCCTTTATTTCATGCATTGATACCTGAAAGGTTTCCTTTTGTTGATTATGTAGTATTTGGCAAGATTAGAACAAATTTTTTGTATAGCGAAAAAACTTACAATATGGATACTTTTGACGGAAGTTTGAGAGACTCTAAACATCCTTGCGATATAGATAAGGAATTTATTGATAGGTGTTCTTATTGCCAAAGTAGCAAATTTAATGTAGACATAGAGATGGAAGAATTATCTGACGATAGAATCAATGAAGCTAAAGAAATTATTAAAGAATATAGTCCTTTTCACGCTATTTTACATTCAATGAACATAAGTGGCAAAACAGAAGATTTCATTGTTTTTTCGGAAGATATAGAAATTCTTGTTGATACTAAAAAGCCTGCTAACTCAGTAAAGGAAGATGTTTCTTTTGAAGAAGAAATACATTATGAAATTGAATATAAAGATGGTAGTAAAGAAGAAGGGAAAATATAATGAATATAGAATTTGAAGGTCAAATTATAGGTTTGGTGCAAAAAAAAGGTAATAATAAAATAGAAGTGATAGAAACAAAAAATGCCCTTTTAAATAAGGGAAGGGTTGCTTTGACCAAATCTATATTAGGTGAAGAAAAACTATACATTACTTCTATGGTTTTCGGAGATGGTGGGTTTGATCATGAAGTTGGAAAGAAAAAAAGTGTAGACAGGGAAAGAAATTCACTTTTCGGTCTTACTAAAGTTGAAAAATCAGTTGTTGCTCAAATTGATCCTGAAGTTCCTTGGAGGGGTATTTTTTCTGTAGTAATAGGATTTGATGATGGGAATGATAGTTTTTTAAATGAGATGGCATTGAAATTAAACAATGGCGATTTATATTCGATGGCCACATTTCCTAATCTTGGAAAGACAGATCAAATGCAAATTATATGGCGTTGGTATGCAAACTTTCTTTAAAATATGTCTAATTTATTTAAACAAAAAAGCATTGATTGCGGTTTCGTAATCATATGCCAAAATGACAATATAGGTCAAATAAACACAACAATTAATTCAATTAGAAGCAATTATGCGGATAATAAATTTTGCTGCGTTTTTCTTGAACATCATTATTCAGCTTTAGAAAAAAGATTTAAAGATTTAACTGTTTTTAAGTCTGAAGGTTCAATAATGTCTTCTATAAACGCAGGGTTAGAACAGTCTTTGTGTGATGGTTGGAATTTTTTAATTATGAGTGGCACATGGGTACGGAATAGTTTAGACAGAAAATATTCATGTTTTTTGGAGAATGAGAAAGATATATTGTTTCCAGTAATAAAGAGAAAAATGAATTTTGTTGATGGAAGTATAAATGGGGTTTTAATACACAAAAAATCCTTTAAGGATATAGGAAAATTCAATAGTAAAAGCTCAATAGATATTTGCAAATTATATTGGGCTAATGAGGCTATTGAAAAGGGTTATAGATTTAAAGGCATAGTGGGTATTACATTAACTTAACTGTTTTTTCCTTCCCTGCCATTGCTTCTTTTATATTCTGCTTTAGGAATTTCTGGCAAACATTTCATTAATTCTTCATATGTATTTACCACTTTGGTTGCACATCCTAAAACCCATCCACTTAATTTGGACATAGGTTTTTTATTAATGTTTATAATATAAAGTTTTTTATTTTTAAGATAACTTTCACCTATTTCATGATAAGTGCCACCGCCAACAAAATCATCATATAAACAAACGATAATTTCTGACATATTCACAAAATGCAAATCATGTTCTATAATTTTTCTCATGTTTTTTTGGTAAAGAACAAGATTGCAATCTGCATCTCCCCATCCTTCATCAAGAAATAGAAAATCTTCTTCTTTTGTTGGGTCGATGCAGTAATACCCTTTTTGATTTAATAAGGCACGTAAATTGCGCCTCCATTTTACTCCTTTATCTGGACTATATTGCATTCCTCCAGCAAGATATATTACATGTTTTCTTACATCTTTTCTTAATTTATAAAGCATAGACGGAAGCAGATGATATTTTATAATTTGAGAAAATTTATAAGAGTTTTCTGCATCAAAATAATTGTAATAATAATATTTATTTTGTTTTTTATTAAATGCCCTCTTAACAGAAGTGTTTATTTCCCATGTTTCTTTAAAATATTTGCAAATTAATTTTCTGTCTTTATGTGAATATCCTTCTGTATGTAGAGAATTATTGCTACCACTTATTGACCCATCATCCATAAACCATATTGCCAAAGACAAAGGAGTTAATTTTTTTAAAACATCCCAAACCACTATTTTTTTTCTATTTTTTGAATATATTTGTGTTCTAAGGTCTTTTGTGAAATCTAGTGATTTTACTTTAAAGTTATAAGCTTCAGTTGTTTCATCATAATACATGTTTCCAGATAATGGCTTTAATTTATGATGTAACCAATAAAGATAGGGATATTGTTTGGAACAATGAGTTATTTTTAGATTACCTTTTTTATCTAAATAACCATCGCCCATTGAAGTGCCCAATATAATTTCTTTTTGTTCATCTCTTAACAATTTTTCATTTAAATAAGATTTTTTATCAGAAAATTTAGTTTTAAAACCATATTTTCTTCTTAAAATACCTATAGTGAGTCTGCCGAATCCAAATTCTTCGCCTATTTGAATATCAGTTTTTCCTTTTTTTATCTCTTTTTCCATTTGTTCATAAGAAATAAAATCCTTTACACGAATTCTAGATTTTTCTAGATTTTTTTCTTTATAACATCCACAAGAAACAACTGCTCCTTTAAACACTTCATAAGGCTTATATTCTTTGATTTTTCCACATTCACATTCACATAAAATATAAATTTTATTGGTTTTTTTAAATACTTTAGTAACAATTAAACAACCAAATTTTTTACCTATCATTTCATTATAATTATTCCTTTTAAATTGCCTTTTTCCTTCTAAAATTTCCATTTTTAACTCCTCAAAGGCACTATAATAAAAAAAAGGATACCTGTCAATGAAAAACAATGAATTAATGAGCGAAATTGAAATTTTAATGGAAAAAGTACCTGAAGAAAGGCATAGTTATTTCCAACTTCAATACTTTGTTATCGGAAAACAACCTACAATTCAGTCAAAAATGTGGCATTGTTTAAATCAACTTAAATCAAGAAAAGAGTCAATTGATACACTAGAAATGCAAATTGATAATCTAAAAGATGACATAGAATTAATAGATATAAAGATAGCTCAAAAAACAATTAATAAAAAAGATTCATTAAGCGAAAGAGAAAGCTTAATCTGGAAAAGAAAGCAAAACAGAAATAAAGAGTTATGTTTTAAAAAATTAGAAAAGTTTAAAAATGATTTAAAATACTGCATACAAGAAGCAAGATTCTTTGTAGAGATGTATAAGAAGTTAGAAGCAATAGAACCACTTAAGGATTTTGATGATTTGGAAGCTCAAACTGAATATTGGAATGTAAGTTTAGCTCAAAAAATTAATTTGAAAGCAATATTGGGTCAATCACCTGATATGGAGTTAATAGAGACAATATTAGCTTTGCCTAATGATACATTAATTAAAAAGCAAATGGTAAATACAATTGAACATTTAAAGGAAATTAATGCCGCCGCAAAAAATAAACAGCTTGAGCAGAAACTATAATCATGGAGACTTATCTGTATTCCCCAAGGCTATAGATAACAAATTAACATTATTTTATGCAAGTAACAATGCAGAAACTAGGCTTCGCCACCAAATAAATCCAATTTCTAAGTATATTATTGTCGATGATGCAAGCCTTTTTCCAGAAACAGGATTAATTAAAATAGCAGATGAAGCTGGGAATTCTGAAACAATTAATTACCATCAAAAAATTGGCAATCAATTTCACCTGCTACAAAGATCATATGACCAAAAGGGAAGTGGTCATTGGCAAGCAGGATGTCGTGTAAGCTGTCCTGTAATGGCCGATCATCACAATGCGTTAAAAGATGCTATTATAAAAATACAAAGAAAATTAGGTTTACCAAATAATCCAGACGACAATTCAATACATGGAATTTTAGCAAAACTTGAACAAAAGTGGCTTTCACCCAAAGCATCATTTAGAGCATTTCCAAAAATTGGTCCACCCTCACTAATTGTAAAGTTTCAGAACTTTTCTATTGGAGAAGGTAGCAGATTTTTATGGGATTTTGGAGATGGCACCACAAGCACCGACAAAAGCCCAGAACATACATTTACAGATGAAGGAATTTATTCAATAAAACTAAACATAATAACTTCAACTGGAAATAAAGGATTTACTGAAAAATCAAATTATATCAATGTAACAAATGATCAAAAAAAATCAATTTTTTATTGCCGACCTTTTGATGGAAAAAGCATGCAAACAAACTTCAAATTTATAGATCAAACAGACGGCGAAATAATTGAAAGGCATTGGTTTTTTGGTGATGGTGAAGATATCGCTTTTAAAAATCCAAACATACATACTGTTGACCATATCTATAAAAAGCCTGGAAATTACTCTCCAATTCTTTTGATCAGATATTATAACGAAAAAATAAACAGAGTTACTTTAAATGAAAGTATTACGGTATTCTAATGCTTAATTATCCTTTATCGTTTGATGACGAAACTAGTTTGCTTGCAGCCAAAGATAGTCTAAAAGCAACATTAGCTGAAGACTATTATCCTGGGAATCTTGAAATAGTTGCAGAAGATAATATTGAACATTTTCCAACAAAAGGCATCATAACTCTTATTGATCAGATAAGCTCTCACAAAGAACGTGCTATATCTTTCAAATATAATGCCAGAGAAGGGAATGTATTTAAAAATCTTGAATTAATTAATAGCATAGATGTATTTAAACCTAAAAAATTCACCAATATAAATTTGCAAGTAAGGGCTGAACATCACAATGCTATAAAAGATGCAATCATAAGTATACAAAAAACATTAGGAACAAAAAAAAGCATATTTGAAGAAAATAAACAAACTATAATTGGAAGAATCAACCATATAAATAAATTGATTTATGCACCTAAAGCATGGTTCGAAGTAGACAATGCTACAGGACTTGCTCCATTTACTGTGCAATTTAAAAATCTATCTCAAGGGTCGTTTGAAAGCATGATTTTTGGATGGGATTTCGGAGATGGGGACAAGACAACAACAACCGAAAAAAACATTTCTAAAACCTTCACTAAACCTGGGATTTATGATATAACTCTTTCAGCCAAAAATATTTACGGTGAAGATAAAGTAACATTAAAAAAACTAATAAAGTCACAACTTGAAGCACCAGAAGAAGTCAAAATAAGATTTTTGAAACAAAATCAACAAATAGTAGAAGAAAATAAAATTAGAACTTCTGTTAATGAATTTGTGGCTGTTGAAATTCCAGACAGCATATTTAAAAATATTACTTTTGCTGGCGAACACATTATAAATAAAAAAATAATTGACCCTATAACTTCTTATACTTGGTCTATGGGAGATGATCTTTTACATGCAAATAGTAAAACAACAAAAGGCATTTATAATCAAGGTGGTATTTATGATCTAGTTGTTAGAACAGATACAGAATTGGGATCATATAGGATTACTACCTTTGAAAATGCAATAGATGTAGTTGAAGACAGTAACTTCTGGCTTTGGACAGAGAACAACCAATCAATAGAAGCACATGAATTCGGTTTGTACAGCGAAACATTTAAACTTAAAAATAACACTGGATTTAGAATAAACAGGGACGATTCATTTGCTACTGGTAATCAACTTAAAGAATTCAAAAGAAACAATGGCTTTACCCAAAAGTCAGAACATTCTTCGGGGGCCGGGGGGGATTGTATTTTTTATTGGAGTTCAAATAAAAACACTATCAATTTTGCTGAGTATAATGCATTTGGAGATTTTTACAACAATTTACCAATAAAATTAAATAGAAATTGGAATTGGGCATCTTTGGCATCTCCAGAAGATATTTACTTTATTTTAGGAAATGCAGAAAAAAGTCCTCCTTCTATGTCGTTATCTAACATGAAGAAAACAACGCTAAATTTAAGTGGAATGACTTTTGAAGATGATTATTTAGAAGGCTATATTTTTATAAATGGTGCTGAAGACCTACAATATCCACCTGCACAGTTCAATAAAAACGGCAGTATAATAGATGAGCATTATACAATTTATAGAACAGCTTGGAGAGATAATATAGGCTATATATTGAGGAATAATGAAGTTGGAGAATATTTATCTTTAATTAATTTTTATAAAACAGATGGCACTCTTGGAGAGCCTTTTAAAAATATAGTTAAATTAACAAATGTCCCTGAGGCCAGTGTTAAAGAAGGCCAATTAGTATCTTTGGACAGTGGGGTATTTTTATTTCGTAATCATGGATCAGCTTTTGTATATAAAGAAGACACTGCTACTTGGGAAACAACAGGTGGTAATACAGGACTTTTTCGTAGTTTACAAGATACAAAAATAGTTGATTATGATAATCCAACTAACAGCTTATTGGCTGCTGGACTTGGCCAAAAAGCTTTCTTAAGTTTCGATTATAGTAATAATTGTTTTCTTAAATTTAGCGAGATAGACCTTTCCTTTCATATGATCGGCAAAAAGCCAAAAGGAGAGCAATGGCTAGTTGGAATTTATTGAAATGGCTATAGATACAAACAAGGAGATTAATAGAATTTTAGGCTTTCCAAACTCCATATATCCATTTGATTTTGATTCAGATTATACTTTGTTTAAGGTTTTTAATAATACGCAAAGTATACTATCTGAATCTTTGCCAGCAGACTCTACGACAATATCTATCATAGCTGAATTGCCTTCTGATGTTGAAGTGTGGCCAGATAATGGTTTCGCCACAATACAAGATGAATTAATTTATTATGATGATGTAACAAAGAATGCCTCAGGAAAGGTGTGCATTCTTAAAAAATGTTATAGAGGGTTAGAAGGTGAAGCTAAAAATTATCCAGCAGGAACACAAATTTTTGGTAACGTTGTCGCACAAACACACAATCAATTAGCAGAAGCAATTATACAAATAGAAACAGTAATTGGTGAATTAGCAGATGCCTTAAATAGAACCCCAGCCCCATCTAAGGATTTTAATGTTCCTGCTATGATTGACAGTGAATTCTCCAGATCATTACAACAAAATTTAACTAATTTATTATCTTATACTTATGCTAATGATGATACTTGTCCGCAAGTCGATGTAGAATTTAATGTCGATATTCCTGTCGCAGCTGGCACTACAGCAGAATTTTGTGTAAGAATATATCCTTGGGATGCTTCTTGGGACTATACACTTGATTTTGGTGATGGCGACATTGAAACAGTTTTATTCGCTGGCACACATGAATATCCAGGAGTAGGAGGGCCTTTTACTCCAACAGTTACAATAACAACTCCTACATGCACAGTAGTACAACAAGCACATGCATTAGACGCAGGTTTAGAACTTGAACCAAGTGTAAGTCCAGTACAAGCTTTCCACATTCCGATACCAGAAGTACCTAATTTTCCTTCTTTTGTATCACCAAGAAAAGTTTGTCCTGGCCCTTTGATGAATTTGCCGCCGATTTTGATTCCTTCTATGTCTTTATGTTCTACAGCGTCAGCTTGTTCCATAGTAATTTCCGTTGCTGATATCATCCTGCCATCTCAGGTTAGTATAGTTGGATGTTGCCCACCAAGCCAAATAAGTATAGTTGGATGTTGTCCACCAAGTGTTATTTCTATGACTTGTTGCACATTGCCAAGCATTATTAGTGTTCAAGGGAATGTCCAATTGCCAAGCATTATAAATATAACTGGTTGTTGTCCTCCAAGCGTTATTAGTTTAGTGGGTTGTTGCATACCAAGCACTATATCTATACAATGTTGCCCTATACCATCTACGATTTCAATTACAAGCGCTCGACCTATACCAAGCGTAATAAGTGTAACAAATCCTAATATCCCAAGTGTTGTGTCGTTGATATGTTGTAATATCCCAAGTGTTATTTCATTTGTAAGTTGCTGTAGAATTCCAAGTATTATTTCGGTTACTTGTTGTGACATGCCAAGCATTATTAGTTTTGGGCCAGTTAATATTCCATCAGTAATTAATATAGCTGTTAATGTTCCTTCTGTAATTAATGTAACTGGCAATGTTTCTTTGCCTAGTATTATTAGTTTCGGGCCTTGTTGTAATATACCAAGTGTTATTTCATTTGTAAGTTGCTGTAGAATTCCAAGTGTAATATCAGTTGTTTGTTGTCCAATGCCTAGCATTATTAGTTTTGGACCATGTTGTACTATTCCAACACAGATTACATTTGGCCCTGTTAACATTCCAACGCAGATTAAATTTGGCCCTGTTAATATACCAAGTGTAATATCAGTTGTTTGTTGTCCAATGCCTAGCATTATTAGTTTTGGACCATGTTGTACTATTCCAACACAGATTACATTTGGCCCTGTTAATATTAC